GCCAGTGGTTGTATAAAACGGATTCATTACAGATTACCCGCTGGATAAAGCGCAAATATTCCTGTCGCGGTGGTTGATGTCGCGGCAATAATCGATGCGTTAATTTTTACAATCTGACCAGCACCTAACCCTGTTAATAGAAACGTGCCACCTGACGCAAGCGTTCCTGCTACGTTTCCAGCACCTGTAACATAAATTCCTATACATGGGCCGCTAACAAGGGCAGTTGCATCAGCGGCAGTTGTCGCTACACCCTCAAGTTCGGCTGTTTCTTTTACGCCGACTGTATAGCCGACCGTTGAAAATAATTGTCTTGGCATGTTGTAACTCCTATTGGGCGCCGCCAGCGGCGTTAGTAAGCGCTGTTAAAGCATTGGGTTCGTTTGTTTTTGCTTGGGATAATTTTTGTACTGTATCGGCGCTCTGACTCATCATTGCCGCTTGTTGTGCCTTTTGTTGTGCCTGTGCGCGTTGCTGTCTTAGCGCTTGAACTTGGTCTTGTGGTAGTAATATGCGCGGATCTATGCCTAGTGAGTCGCCATAAATTTGCACAGTCTTGTCACCATCAATAGTGTCCAGCACTTCTGGCTTGAACTGCGCTATTGAGCCAACTGTACCGATGAATCTGTCGATTGAATTTGTCCCGACTGCACGCTGTGCCTGTGCCATCATGCTAACAAGTTCGACGTTAAGGCTATGGCCTTGCATTTCTTCTGGTGGTGGCGGCATTAATCCAGCGTCAACGATGTACTGGAATGTATTCTCTATGAGTGGGTCTAACAATTCATTCTGTAAGCGTTCAAGCACCGGCCCCAACATCAACAGCTTTTCTTCATGCCGCTCTGCGACTTCTGTCGCCGTCATTCTTGAGTCGGTCTGATTAGCAAGCATCAAAAACAGATCGGCATAAAATGAGCCATTGATACGGCTGCGCACGTCCTGTATATCTTCAAGTAAATGAGATAGGTCAATATTAACCTCAAACGCCGTCTTAACGCCCTGACTGCCCCCGGCAAGATCAACATAAGTTACGCCGCCTGGGAGCCTTTCAATATCACGATTCTTCATCGAGGTAGGCACTTGAAGCGGTGGATTAGTCTTGTAGTCAATGCCCTGCGCTTTGCGGAGTTGCTCGTGCTGTAACTGCTTGATGTCGCCTAATGCTTCCATACCTGGGGAATTGCCATAGATGTCACCGCCCGCCGTCGCCCATCTTGGGCATAAGCCCGGGAAGTTTTTAAATCCTGACTCGCTCAAATACATTTGTGGCTCTGCGCCAAGCTCGAAGTAAACCGAACGCCATGGCATATTCATTGAGTCTTTTTTGCTAGGGTCTCTGTCTGTGCGTGGCTCAATGGCATGGATGATAGTAACCCATAAATCAAGATTGCCGTTCTCATACATTGACCTGGTAGACTGCTTGACGTTCTCAATGCCGAACTCTGTGACGATCTCGTGGACAGTCTTTTGGAACTCACGGTATAAGGTTGTAACTTCCCCTTTCCAGTTGGTGGCAATGGCATACTCACCAATGGTCAGCGGGTAAAGATGGATGACGTTCTCAAAGTCTGGGACGATGACACAGGCTGCCGTACCGAACGCGCCAAGTTCTTCATATATCGAGTGTAAAGCGCGATAGGTGTTGGACTTGGCGAAGATGGTCATCATTAGCTTTGTGCAGTCATCTAGCCATACTTTGACGGGCTGTGATTGCATTAGTGCTGCATCAGCTACCGACAGTGCAAACCAGGGGCGTGCCGGGCTGGTTAGGCCTGACATCATACCTGCAGCAAGGACTCGTAACGCCCGTGTTCCGGTGTTGTCGTAAATGTTGTTGTGGCGGCGTTGGCCTCTGTCCCTGTCCTGTATGAAGTAGCGTCCTGATCGTGGCAAAAGATAATCGGAAATATCTTTCCAATGTGCCCACCATGTCGCCCTCTCAGTCTTAAGGTGGCCCCATCGCGTGTAAAGCTTATCCTTCTTTGGTTTCTTATTCATTTATGAGCCTAAGAGTGTAGACTTGCCAAGTGATAATTGATTTGGATCAACACCTTGAGGCCCGGTCAACATCGTGCCTGATGCCCCCATCTTACCGGACTGTTGAGCAGCTGAAAGAATAGCTGAGGTGTTGGCGGTCTTTTGATTAGCTTTGTTAAAATTCTGATCGGCTGCGGATGCGGCTGCGTCGGCGTTTTTTTGTGTTTGTTGTAGCGCCCTTTTTTGCCCTGCTGCTGCATCGGATGCGTTAGCAGCGGATACGGCCGCACCAGCACCAGCGGCAACAACACCAGCAGCGCCAATACCAGCTGCCACCAGTTCGGCAGTTGTTAACCCCGCAATTATTCCCCCACACATAACGCCGCTCTCCGGTTCTGTAATAGTTCAAATTCGTCTGTAAACTCGCGCTCTGCCTCGTCTACTGTCTTAGCGTTGGTAGCAAATGACATTGTTAGATTGCAATCTGTAACCGCCAAGAATGCTTGTTTACGCCCAGGCTGGCCTTCAAGGATTGCATAATCATTGATGACTAAATCACCATCACCCACGTATAAAATCCCAGTGCCGGACACGATCAACACAGTTTCAATCTTGATAACGCACCCAGCTACAGCAACACCAGCCGGAATGTGTAGAGTTCGCGCATAAATGCCAGCGTGCAGCGTATGCGTATGCTTTAACTCAACTTGCGATAACTCAGCAATGGCCAGTTCAATTTGTTTAGCCACTGCCATTTGTGAGTCAGACATTGAAGTAATCGTATTCATAGCGCCTTAAAATAAATCCGGTTGGATTCGGTAAAACCCCAGTGCTCTACAACTCTGGAGAACACACTGTTAGCCTTAGCTGTAATCACAAAGCCTTCCGCCCCGCGTACCGATGCCTCATAAAGACTTGCGTCATGTAGTCGCTTGCCTGTGCCGCCTCGCCTGTGGGTCTTAGCTACAAAAAATGACATCTCTGCGCATACTTTAGCCGCGCTGTACTGCGGCAATGTCGCCATGTTGCAGGCCATAAAGCCGACTAATAACGCATCGTCATAGATTGCATTAATAAACAGAGTGCCATTACGCTCTAGCGTCAGATACATATCAATGTTAGGACTAGGGAACGGAAGCCCCTCCAACCTCGCCTCGTCGCCATACTCTGCGATAAGAACATCAAAATTAGGCTCGTTGACTAGCTGAGTGAATGTGATTAGTTTTATCATGATTGAATACTAATTCCAATTTTCCAGGTTAAGTGCATCACCGCATATAAGAGTATGGATCATAGCCACGCGCCACGGCTGCTTTATCGGTCTGAATATGCGCAAATGGGGATTTTGGCTGGACTGGATAGGCAAAGGTTAGGATTAGCGCGTCTGCCCTGTCAGGACTGCGCCCTATCTCTTTTTTAATGTCGTCCTTGCTGCATAGACGGAATTTATCGCCCTGGAATGTGTATGTTGTAGCGCATAGTTCCTCTTTTAACTCTGAATCATCCGGTATCTTGCCGCCGGATTTTATCCATTTTGATAGTTCAAAGTACATTTCTGAGCGCTTGTTGAAATATCGTGGGTCTGTAGCCTTACCGCCAAACTGAACGCCTATAGGGTCACGATTGATCTGTCTGAGCGCATCAACAACACCCGCACCATAACCGCCTGACTCGTCAACAAAACACGCATCAGCACCGCTTGAGTCAATCTCCTGTGCTACTTGGGAGGCTACAAGCATGGTATCGGGTATTTTCATCATCCGTATAGGCCATGCAGCCATGCCCTGCCGCTTACACGTTGCGCTTGAGTCATCACCCTGGCGGGCAACGTCTACGCCCAGGATTACTGCCGCGTGCGCTTGACTGCCCAATGGATATTCTTTAGCGCTTGAACGATCAAGATCATCCATACCGAACAATGAATTAGCAGATGTAGACGGAAATACCCCGCGCACACGAACACGAAAGAAATCGTGATCTTCATCCCCGCCGCAATCCTGCAAGAATTTGGCTATTTCAATCTTATTTGTGATCTTTACTGTACGAGAGTCGATCTGTTTAGTTGTCCACCTGTGCTTGTACTTTCCAAAACACTCTCGGAAACGCCCGCTTGATTGCGTAGGGTTGCCAAAGCAGCACCATATAATCTCGGTGTCAGAGTCAGTCAGCGCCCCTTGAGCAACTTCCCAGATTTCGTCACATATCTTTGATGCTTCGTCGAATATTAGAAGTATGCGCTTGCCCAGATTATGCATTCCCGCGAAAGCTTCGGTATTGTTTTCTGACCACGGCACCATGTCGATGCGCCATGTTTTTTCGTGAGCTGCATCAGTCGAAAATAGCGCGGTGGCTGTTAGTTTGAACCACGACTCAGTAATACAAAGTCGATGCCATTTTGCTAGCTCTGCCCAAGTTTTAGTTTTGAGCTGATTTTCAGTGTTGGCAGTAACTACTCCTTTGCAATCCTCACACGTAGCCATTGCCCACTCGATGAGCCACGCAACCAGGGCGCTCTTACCGATACCATGACCGGAAGCAATAGCAATTTGAATAGCCTCTGTTGCACTGACGCCCTGTTTTAGCTTAGCGCCAATGTCGTTTAATATTTCAACCTGCCACTCGTCCGGTCCATTAAACGCAGCCAAAGCACCTTGTCCCCAATCAAAGGCAAACAGCACGAACCCAAGCGGGTCATGAGTAAAGCGCGCTATCTCATCAATGAGATCATTCTCCGCGTTTGATCCGCTCACGCGCCCTCTCAAGTCTGGATGCTCGGTCAGTGTCCACGGTCATTTCTATTTTTTGCGTGTATAGACCAGCTGCTTTACCTCGGTTAGTCTCCGCTGTAATTGCCGGCCCCAGATCGCCATTTTCCTCGGCTAATTTTGATAGATATGCAAGTCGTATTAGGTGTGATTCTAGTGTTAAGCCCACGGCTTTAATAGCTGGTGCGCGAAGATCTTCTATTCGCTGGGTCATCGCTGGGTTTTTCATTAAGCGCACTGCTGATTGATCTATTGTGTGTCGCAATGTTCCTGGCTTTACGTTATAGCTTTCTTTATATGCTTCATACTGATTTTTGCCGCTTACTATCGCTTTGCAAAACGCTTCCTGTTTAGCACTAAGTCCCACGTTTAACCTCCTTATGACCAAAAACAGTCTGCCCTCTGCGCTCATAGCGACAGATCCGTCCGACTGTTATGCGAGAGATTTCAAACTTTTCAGCAATGCTTCGATAACTTAGCCCGCACTCTGATAGTACCCTGATTAACTCCACATCTCTATCTGTAAGCTTACAGCGATGATGAGCTTCTCCGATCGTAAAGCCGAATTCATTAACAGTAACTAAAGTCATAGCGATTCACCATAGTATAGATACGCTATTATACCGTTTAATAAAGCACCAACAAAATAATTTAAAATAAAAGTTGACATTACAGAATAAATCTATACAAACGGGACGCATAAATGGTGCGAACATGAAAAGTGAAAAAAACCCCAGAGGAGCGGGTAGAAAAAAATTAGATGATGATGCAAAAAAGCAAAAAATATCAACTTCCTTGAAGCCGTGGCTAATAAAAAAACTTAGGGAATGTCCTGGTAAACAAAGTCAAATAGTTGAATATGCGTTAATTAAATATTTTAATCTCATAGAATAATTATATCGTTG